CGCACGGGCATATTCTGGATCGAAGGCGGATTCCGCTTCGATATAGTGCGCTTCGATGCTGGGATATGTGATGAACGCGTTAGCAATCGCCTCCATCGCAAGCAGAGTTTTGCCAGTCGATTTGTCGCCAACAACGTTGACGATGCGCCCTAGGGGCCAACCGCCACCTAGGACGCAATCAAGTACTGCGCAGCCGCTTGAAATGAAATCGATGTTGGTTTTGGTTGACGAGAAGTAAAGCCCGCCAGTGTTGGCGGGCCTTCTCTTTAGCAACAGTTGACGGCGTGCCATGATGGCCTACTTGGTGCGTAGTGCGCGCAGCCGTTGCCGGTAGTCAGTTGCTCCGCTTGGCTTCTTCTCTGCGCTGAGGCCTAACTTTTTGGCCAACCATTCAACGAAATCCGGCAGGGCATCAAATTCCACGTCGTCGGGGATTTCTATCCCCTTGGACTCGGCAAGGTCAACCAAATCATCTTCCTTCATTTCTTGCAGTTCTTCGAGTGTGATGGCGTCTTGAAGCTTGGCCTTTTTTGGTCGATGCTTACCTAGCCGGTCTACGTCCCTCTTTTCCTCCTCCTGTTCCTCCTCCTGTTCCTCCTCCTGTTCCTCCTCCTGTTCCTCCTCCTGTTCCTCCTCCTGTTGTCGTACGGCGGGCTTTTTCCCTCGTGGCTCAAGCTTCACCTTTTTCGGTGGCACTTCTTCCTCTTCTTTGACGTCCTCGGTTAAGCCGCCGCTGAAGGCCTCAGCAAGGTGGTCATAATCATAGAAGATAAGCACGGACTCTATGGGATTGTCCTCAAGCCATTGCAACCAGCGGGCTTGGGTCTCCTCATCATCAGACAGCGGTGATGACTCACGCAGGATTTGCACGCCCACGTACTTGGTGCGTTTTTTCTCGCCTTCCTTGGTGAATGACACGTCGTAACCCTCCTCTGGGTGGTCGATTTGGTAGACCCTCTTCGTCTTTTTGTCCTGGCTGATGTTGATGAGGTCCTTATCAAGGCCCCAGGGCATCGACCAGAACATAGGGCCCTTGCCCTCTTTGCCTCGGTCAACGAGGTACACGCCTACACGGTCCCTCGGTGCCAGCGCCGCCGCGTATTCAGTTTCACCGGCAGCCGCGGCACGCTTGCGTTCTTCGCACATGGGACAAGGCTCATCCTTCATTACCTTGGGGCAGAGGTACGCGTTATTGTCGGGCCCGATGCCGTAGTGGATGGCCAAGTCGAGTCCGTAATACCTGGACTCGCTTGTGCTGGCCGGTGGTAGAAACCGGATAGTATTGTCGCCCTTGTCCGGTGAGAAAAACGGAACATGCGAAAGGACAAAGCTTTCTTGCGATAGGCCGCGGCGTTGTTGCCGCTCCCTGATATCCTCAGCCGTGCGGCCTCGATAAACGAACTTGCGCGAAGCAATAGATTCAGTCTTTGTCTTGCGTAGTTTTAGTGCCATTGCTGGATCTCCTAAATGTGGGGAAGAAATAATCACGTTTCACGTGAAACCATGCCAAGAATATAGCTCGGGCGTAGAGGTAAATTACAACGGGCGCGGCAATCATTACGCCCACGATGATAGCCGTCTTAGTGAAGCTTTCCATTTTTAACGTCGGGCCTTTTTCACAGCATCGCGTTGCCGCAAATAGCCTTGCCGTGCGAGGCCGCTGGTTGATGCGGTGTCGGCCCCACGGTCACTCCAATACCCTGATTGGAACATGTCAGCAAGCTTCACCAGCATCCGGCTACGTTGCTCAAATGCGGTCTGCAACGCGAACCATTGCGCGGCCTTGAGGGCTAATGTGTTAACCAAATCGGCGGCAGTGCGGTGTCGTAGGTCTCCCAATACTGCATCGTTAACCCTGCTGTCTGTAGGGCGGGTGCCGCTGTGCTCCATTTCTTTGCGGTACTTGCTGGATAGTTCGGCGTCGATGCGGATTAGTTGTTCCTTCGCCGAGTCCTTCAGGCTGAATGCCAGCGCGGCCTCCCGTGCTACGTGGTAATAGAGCTCAGCCTGCCGGCAGGCGGCCTCGTCTAGTGCGTTTTTATCTAGCACTAATTGGCGCTCGAAGGCCACCAGCTGGCTAACGTCCGGGAGGTCCTGGTGGGAATCTTGGGGCTTTTTTAATTTCAGGGTCATGGGGATTTTGGTACGTAGTAATTAAAGCGTAAGTGATAAGCAACGCGCCTCCGACAATGAAGGCGGCTGCCGGGTGTACTAGCCAAAGCCCATATAGCAGCAAACAGAAGCCGCCAATAGCCAAGCAATCGAGTAAGGCTTGCTTCTTCATAGTAATAGTTGCCCGAGGGCAAGCAGTAGTGAAGCCTTTTTATTTTGGAATGGCACATCGAACTGGGCAAGCACTGCAAGCAAGCGTTCTGCTTGCTTCTCACTGCCCTGGTTAAGGACGCAACTCGTGACATAGTTTAGGACTACAAGTCTGACGCCTTCGACGTTTTCATCTAATGCCTGCACGTAGGAAACTGCCTTCGCCCATGTGAGCCTGCCTGCAACCAAGTCACGCACCAATGCAATCGTTGTGTCCTCTGCTGTCTGTGCGTGTGCGAATAGCTCTTTTGCTTCACTCACTGAAATTATACTGCTGACCATAGACAAGTAGACGAGGGCTTGCCTGACGCTGCCATCTGCTTGGCGTGCCGCGAGTTTCAGCACATCATCAGAGACACTGGGTTTATATGTGGCCGCGACCGATTTAAGGTGTGCGTAAAGCACATCCCATTTAACTGGACGCAACTGGTACGCATGACAGCGCGTCTTAATAGTCGCAGGTATCTTATCTGGATCCGTCGTGCAGAATGCCCAATATATGTGCGGTGGCGGCTCCTCGGTACTTAAGAGTAGGGAGTTCCATGCCTGGCGGCTGAGGGCGTGGCACTCATCGATGATAATGAACCGGATTGGGTTACTGCCTAATGCCTGATATTGAGCCTGTTCAATTAGGGAACGTGTTGCATCGACACCGCCCAACAATCCAGCGTCGAGCTCAAGCAGGTTTGCCCGCTCACACTTGAGATATAAAGCAATCATCCTGGCAAGCGTGGTCTTGCCAACACCGCTGGGTCCATGGAACAAAAACGTATGCGGGAGCTTATCCCTATCTTTGAATAATGCCCGCAGTGATTTGACCGCGGCATCTTGGCCGATGACTTCATCGAGAGTGCTTGGGCGTAACCTGACGTGTAGTGGTTCGGTCATGTAAATTCCGTTTGGATGAAATCAGTGGTATAGAATTTGGCGATTTGCTCGACAGGATGCCAGGCTTTGCCCGCACTCAGTTCGACACACAAGGGCACGTTGACCCAAGGAAAAGTAGAGCAACACATAATGCGGGCAATCAAGCCTACTGCGTCGTCCATCTTATCATCTGGCAGATAAAAGGTCAGGTCGTCATGGACATTCATCACGGGGCGCAACCAAGGCTCGTCTGCTTGCGCTGCCATCATGCTTAGCTTGTTCTGCGCCTCGAACGTTAAGTGGGCGCCAGTACCCTGGATTGGTGTGTTGATTATCTCGTTGCGGCTCAGTGGCCCGTAACGACGAAAGCCCAAGAGCGTTTCGCAATAATTGTGGGCCTGATAGAAGGAACAGACAGCTTCTTGCCATTGTTTAACGCCGCCATATTTGTCGAGGAACTGATTATAGAATGGTGCTAGTCTGTGCTCGTCAACCTCTAGGTATGAAGCTACGGCGCCAACACTCGCACCGTAGAATATGGGAAACGTCCAGCTGTTTTTGACTGCATTCCTATACTCCTTTAGTGCCTTCTCGTTGCTGATAATCTTTGGATGAAATTCTCCTGCTAGCACGAGGGTCCAGTCCTGATGAATGTCTTGGTTAGCGACGCACTCAGCAACCAGTGTTTTGTCCTTACTCGCCATTGCGATACAGCGGGCCTCAAGCTGGCCGTAGTCACATTTCACCAACCAGCAATCCTTTGGCGCCCTGATGATTGAACGGATTTCAGGGTGGTTCCTGGCAGGGAAGTTTTGTAGGTTGGGATTGCTCGATGAGCCGCGGCTTGTGGCGGTTGTCGTTGCGCTATACTCGGTATGGATTTTCCCATCATCGAATACTTGCGCACCACCTGCAGCGAAGGGCGTTAAGTAGGTGCTCCTCAACTTCGCGAGTGTGCGCAATTTAAGTACCAACTTAGCAACAGGGTGCTTGATTGTTTTTAACAGGCCCTCACTCGTTGAGCGTGCTTGTGTCCTGATGCCTAATTTATCGAACAGGAACACAGCTAATTGGGCCGGGGACAGCGGATTGAAATTTGGCTTACAGTGGCGCTGGACGTCAGGGTCAGTGGCAATCTGCTTGACTATAGCGGCCTTCTTGTCTTTGTATTGCTGCGACAGCAGGTCTACCGTTTCAATGTCACGCTCGATTCCTTTTGCCTGCATCAACGCAAAGGACACGCTGGTGTCCTTTATCAGTGAGTAAATGGCCTCCAACTTCTCACGGCGGATATACTGCCCTTGGATACCGGCAAGCGGCTCTATGACCTGGGCATCAAGGGCGTTGTACATTAACACGTCTTGCAGTGGTGCATACTCTAAATTATGGACATCTAGGCGGCTGTACGCTTTGACATTAAATCCTAAATAGCGTTGGGTCAATGCTCCTAGCGAATTCCCCGGCCTGCTGTCGATGACGTACGCTTGGGCAAGCGTGCACTGCCAGTTAATCGCTGTCGTTAGTGTTTGTTCGTTTAGGTAGGGCAATAACCATTCAATCTCAAATTGTACTTTATGGGCCCACACCTTTCGGGCTTTGTGGGCCAAGAGTCTGCACAAGCAAGCGCCGACCGCTGCTTGTGCGTCCGCGTCCAATGGTCGTTCTGGGTGCTCAAAGGGAAATGCTATCGTGCGTTCTGCTGTGCTGACTGCGATTGTCAGCAGTTTGCGGTTAATGCTGTAGGGTCTTAGGCTGTTCGTCTCAAGGTCAATCGATATGTCCTTGTTGGATTTCAATTCTTGCAGCGCCCCAATTATTTTGGACTTCTCGAAGACGAACAGATACCGGCCACGACCAAGCTCTGGAAGTTGTGCTACGGCGGGCTTTGGTTCACGCTCATAATCAATCGAGTCCTTGGGTGTTGCTTCCCGTTCGTAATCAAGAAATGCCCGCTGTAGGTGGACTTGGAATGTGCGCAGATACGCGGGGCCTTTCTTCGCCTCATGCTGGATGTACAGGATTGCCGCGGGGTGCGTGACAACATAAACCCAACACGTGTGCTTGCCTATCGTGGCGATGAAGCGCTTGCCGCTCCAATCGCTAATCTTCAATTCCTTTTCGCTGAACGTGTCACCTAGAAACCACTGCAACGCGAGCCGACCAACAGCCAGCACCGCCCACGGCTTTGATTGCTCGATGTCGCGCACTTGCAGCGAGCGACAACAGGCGAGCTCTTTGGCGCTTGGGTCTCGATTGCCCGGCGGTCTACAGCGGATAGTGTTATTCCATCTTATGGACTTCAGCCAACGGCTTTTGATTCGGTCGCGGATTAACGTGCCGGACTTGCCGATGAATTGCTCGCCATGCTTATCCTCGACTTCGCCAGGCGCCTCACCCAAAATATACCAGATGGGTGTTGGGCTGCCGGTTGGCAACATCTTGGGATGATGTAATTGCGCCTTGTCTAAAGGACAATTAGTACACGGATTGCTTGGCTGCTTTAGCTTAATCATTTAGTCCTAGACTTCTTTTGGAACACAAAACCTCCCACACTCTACGCATCTTGTGTTCATGCAAAGGTTGCCGCGATGTAAAGCAAGCCGGTGTCCTTGTTCGTCAGAACGACGTAGCGCTCACTAAACGCAATCTCATTGGCATGCTCCAGCATATCAAGGACCAAGTCAGGGTTTATCCGTACGCTCATTGTTGCCTCTACTTCAGAGGCTACTGCGGCGATTTTGTGCTTGTCGTTTAGTGTGCCAAGGCTTCCGTTACTGTTGACTTCGAGCGACGCGTGGTCGAGCGTTAGCGTTGTTGCGCTGTTCGTCTCGTCAAGCAGTTTGGCCTTTTTCAGACTGGCTCTAAGGCCTTCTGGCAGGTGATAGGCCCGTGGGGCTTTCTCTAGGCTATCGATGACCTGCTGATAATTGGGCGGTGCAACCGTCACCAACTTACTGACCAGCTTTATCCCGCCCTCGAATCTCACGACCAGGTGCTTTTCGCTGAAGTTTAATAGGAGAGTCTCAGTGTTGGTTGTAGACTTCACGGCCGCCAACTGGTCAATCACGCTGACGGGGATTAGGTAGTTCAGTGTCTTCTTGCTCTTGGTGGCCCCGACTGCGGCACGAATTAAAGCACTGCCGCTCGTGGCCCAAAGCAAGCCATTGCCGGGCTGATAAGTGACGACGCCACGGTTCTCAATCAATGTCTGAGTAGGAACAATAGACCGGCACAAGATGAGCTTATCCAAAAAGGTGGCATCACAATCAATAGATAAGTCAGGCTTCATTTGCAGCGGTAGGTCAAGGATGAAATCGTCGGGTGGGATAAGTGCAAGTGTTTGCTTCGTGCCTTTGCCTGTGAATGTTACGGTTCCCGTTGGTGCCACTGTTGTAGTGCTGATGTGCTCAGGCAGATACGGCAGCAAATCCAATAGCAGCTGCCCTGGCACGCCGCCGTCAAAGCCAAAGTTAGAGTCCGCACTGATGATGAAAGTCACCCCGTCATAGCTGAACACGCCAGCGTCGCCGCAAAAGCAGAAATGCGTTAACGCAGGCTGCAAAACTGTTTTGTCAGTCAGCAGTGCGGGCGCAAGGATTGAGAGGGTCTTGGCAAGGTCAGGTTTAGAGATTGTAGTCATAAGCAAGTGCTCGTTGTGTGTGTCAGCTATCAAGTTATACACAACGAGCACTTCCTAAGCAAAAAGCAAGCGCACCCCTTACAGTTCCAGCGCCTCGCCTCCTTATGCACACTACGTGTGCTATAAGAGGCGCTGTCCCTGAGGCGCGCTAGAAGTTGAAATCGAATTACTTCTTCTCTTGTGATTCAGAGAGTAGGGTTTCGCAGATATTCCTAATGATGCGGATTAGGGCGTGGTTGCTTGTCTCTTGCTCGACGACGGGCAGCGCTGCAAGAATCTCTAGGATGCTGTAGAGTTCTTCCTTTGTCATGGTTTGTCCTTCAAAAAGAAACCAGGGGAGGGCCCCTGGTTGAGTTGTTGTGCATTATGACCGGTTGTTAGCTGATAGCCATCGCAACTGCTTTATTCAGCGCTGCGGTCTTTAGGGCGTCGCCGCGACCAAACCATGCAGAGTTGAGTCGGTTCTCCGCGTTGTGCGCTCGTGCGTGGTGGTCAACATACTCAGTAACCGCGTTGACGGCACCCCAGGCGGTGTTGTGTCTGCCCGACAGGTTGATGCCCATCATCTGCGAGTTGAATAAGCTCATCATCAGCTTGTGCGCGCTGGTTTCTAGAACATCAACGCCCCTATCTTTTTGCGTGTTAAGCAGCTCAGCAAAGAACAGAGACGCTGCCGGCGCGTCCATTTCCGTGTGGGCAAGTTCGCGTGAGGCATTGATGAACTGGCCAAACTGGTCATGAACAACGCCCAGGCTGAATTTGACCTTGCGCTCATTGAACCGTGAGCGATGGCTGACAACAACCTCTTTGGTCTTCTCACCAATCGCGGCGGCTAGTGTGTTGTTGCAGACGACGCAGGTTGCAACGAACTTGGCGACGGTTGCTGAACTTCCGTCCGCTGCGGTAGTGAGTAACAGGTTGCCTACTACTTTGTCCTTTTTGTCGGCGATGTAACTCTCATCGCCGACTTTGGCCAGCGCCCAATATTTTGCGCCGCCAAAGAGTGTCCCTGCGGTCGATAGCTCGAAGTGATTCGATTCACACAGGTCACGGAAAAACTCCAACACCTCCCTGGGTTGCACTACCTTGTACTTCGCTGATACGACGCCCAGCGGCTCGTGGGTGTCGCCACGGAATAGCACATGCTTCTCCGGCCATTCGAGCTGGTTAACGCCTATGCGGTCCGTGAAGTAGCGGACTTTCGAGCGCTGGATGCGGAAGTCCATGCCCGCGGCTATTGTCCATTGCTCGATGCTCAGGCCCCGCTCAAGGGGGTTTCCAAGTCCATGCCAAGGTGCCTCATTCGTGTTGAGATACGCCATTTCTGCTTTGCCGTTGCTGCGGATTGTAAGTTCATGTGACATCTTCAATCTCCTACTAAGTAGTGTGTGTATGTGGGTCTGTGATTTGCTCATCAGTCGGTGGGTAATCAGCCGCACCGAGACACGGACGTGTGTGTCCGTGTTTCGCAGGTTATTTTTACTTATCGATAGTTGTCTCCTCAAACGTGGGTGTGTGGTGGCTGCGCCGCCAAGCGGCTAGTTCGCGCTTGCATTGCTCTATGACTGCGGCGGCGCGTACTGGTTTTACATAAAACGACCCTGCCCATTCTTTGAGCCGTTCATCACTGGCTAAGGCATAACGAGGGTCGTCGTGGTATCGGATGTAGCCTGCATCATCCGCGAGCCCCTTCGGGGCGAAAGCTCCCAGGTTAGTTTGGTGATACTTTTTAATCTTCATCGTAAGTCTCCTGTGTGTTAATCGTCTTGCTGCGCAATTAGCGCGCGAATTGAAATTGATGCTCCGCCGACACTGAGTTGTGTTTCCTCAATGTTGAATAACGATTGGCCGGGAATCGACACGTAGTCACTTGCTTGATTGCACCAATACAATTTAACAACTGGTCCTAATTGCGCGGCGCATATATCTTTGACGACTTCAAAGCGCTGCGTGCGTGTGTTGTATTGTTGTAGCTGTGTCTTGTTCATGATGTCTGTCTCCTGTGTGTGTTGTACTTACTTACTATGATAGTAGTATAGTTATTTTATCTGCTAGTATCAAGTTTTATTTAGTTCTTTGTGCATTCCTTTTTAATAGAGGAAACAAGCACTTAGAGGAAAAGTATAATTTCTATGTAGACTTTGTGATTTCTGTCACACATTTTAGGAGTTAAATCTCTATGCGCAAACGAGCAAAGAGAGGTGCAAGTGCGGGCGGCCGGCCCAGCGGTGCTGTCGATAGTTCTTTTGTTTGGCGTGCATCGCGTCGTGTCAATCGTATCTATGACGCCCTACTACGGCAAGCAGAGTTAGGGGACGCGCCAGCGGCTAGACTCGTGCTTGAAGTCCTATCCCATCCAGAACAATTCTTTGGAGCGACACAATCGCATCGAGCACCGCGGGGTAGTTGATGCGCCAGTTTCAGGGCGTTGTTGCTCCAAAGAAGGTTGTGGAATTGCTTACTAACTGCACTGCTGATGAGTTGGTGGCGGTCAACCAACACGTGCTGATGCTGCTCGCGCTGCGCGGTGTTGCATCTTCACCTGTGGGGCCTATTGGCAGCGATGTAGTGTCCCATGATTTGGAGGAACATCTGTATTATGTCTTGGGTGAGGTATTGCGTGAGACTACCGGCGCACGGCCTTTTCCATTTGCTCGGTTCAAATTGCAGCGCTGCTATCGGCAATTTGGTGATGGGGTTAGGGTGATTGCTGCGTTATGTGAGCGGGCATTGCCCGCGCAGCATTCGCGAGCAACTAAGCACGCCTTATTGCGGCTCATCATAAAGCTGGTGATTGCCTACATGTCTCAGATAAATAGGATGGTTTCTATTCAAACCGTCACGGCGATGCTGGCTAACGCCCCCATGATTTTGCACCAAGCATTTCCTGGGTATCTGGAATCAGGGTTGCTTTACCTCACACTGACCAGCAGGCCTACCCATGGATGACAGATTGAAAACCACACTGCAACAAAATTTATTAGCGTTGCTTTGTTTTGATGACGCGGCATACTTGCTGGTGCGCAACTCAGTAACGCCCTCGATGTTCATGTCTGAAGTGTACCGTGAGATAGTCGCAACCGTTTTTTCATTCGTCGACCAGTACAAGCGCCCGCCTAAAGAACATACCCTGGACCTATTTGAGGAGCAGCTGCGTGCTAAGAGTAAGACCTCCGAACTGTTTGAGACCGCCCTGGATACAATCCACCAACTGGCTAGCACTATCGACCGCGCTTATGTGCTACAACAGCTTGAGTCCTTTACGCGCCGCCAGCGCTTGAAACTCAGTATTATCGAAGCCTCAGAGGCCTTGCAACAGGATGACTTAACAACCGCTGAGCGTGTTTGGAGACAATCGCTAAAGGAATTGCCAGTGAATTTTTCCCCTGGCATTACGCTAGAGCAAGCGTGGCCCACCGTAGCTGCAGGCGATGCTCGCAAGTGTTACAACATAGGGATTAGGGAACTCGATGAAGAACGGCTTGGTCCCGCTGTGGGTGAGTTTTTGCTTTTCATCGCACCACCAAAACGTGGAAAATCCTGGTGGCTCGTGCATCTTGCAAAGCAGTTGTTGTTGCAGCGGGCTCGTGTTCTTTATGTCACTTTAGAAATCTCCGACGTACAGATTGCCACCCGGTTGATGCAAGCCCTATTTTCTCTGAGCCGCCACAAAGCAAAAACAGAATTGACCAACTTTACTTTGGATGATTTAGGCCGTTTGGTTGGCCTTACACGTGAATCTATCAAGGTTGATAGCCTGGATGACCCGACAAAGCACAAGCAACTTTTCCGCAAGCTTAAGGGGTTCCACGGCCATTCAAATCTAATCATCAAGTCTTTTCCTGCGGGTAGGCTCACTGTTGCCGCCCTCGAGGCGTATCTTGAGTCACTTGAACAATCCGCCGGCTTCATTCCTAATGTTGTGCTAATCGATTACGCGGACTTGATGACTATCGATTCCAAGAATTACCGGATTGATTTGGGTGTGCTGTACAAGGACCTGCGTGGCTTGGCT